AGATTGGACCACTGCTACTCAAGTTGATGCTTGCATGAGCGTTGACTCGTTAGCCTAACCCCGCCTGTTCACCGTGCCGAAGGTCACGGTGGAACGGCAATGTTAGGCAAAATCACTTTTGAAAGGGAGAAAATGAAAGGTTACATAGAAGAGCCGTCACTTCTGGGGCATGATTTTTGTGTCGGTTTTGGCGATGACTCTTTTTGCGTGAAAGAGATTGATCGGGATTTGGCTTGCAAAACCATTATCAAAAATCACTACTCAAAAAAGATTTATTCTGCGTCATATATTCATTTGGGCGTTTTCATTGATGGGAAATTTGTTGGCGTGCTGCAGTATGGTTATGCTATGAATCCTGCGTCTATGGGAAGTGTTGTTTCCGATACCTCTATAGATGAATATCTGGAACTTAATAGAATGTGGCTTGATGATATTGCGCCACGGAATAGCGAAAGCAAAGCTATTTCCTATTCAATCAAGTACATTAGACGCAAATATCCAAAAATCAAGTGGATTCAAAGTTTTGCAGATGAGCGATGCGGAAAGTTTGGCATTGTTTACCAAGCCGCAAACTTTGAGTATTTCGGAGAACACCAAGCGACATTTTGGACGCTTGACGGGGTTGTTTATCACAATTCATTAATGACAAGAGATGTAAAGTTATCAAAAAGTGCTAATGTTTTGCAAGCCAACAAAGACCGCGCAACTTCGGAAACTTTGCGGCAATTCCGGTATATCTATTTCCTTCGGAAGTCTTGCCGAAAGAATGTTCTTCTTACGCAAAAAGAGCCGGAGAAGTGGTACGAATCGGAAAAGGTCGTAACCCTCTCGCAAGATGTGGGTTGATGCAGGTGTTGGGCATGATTGCGGCTTTGCACCCACCAGCGGAGCTGTGTGCCTAACCCACCATCATAACCCACCCGAAGGTGTGGGTTGATGTGGATTGTTAGGGATGATCTTGTCAAACGACAGAGGAAAGGAATTGATATGGATTGCAGAATTTGCGGTGCTTGTTGCTTTGGTGGCCAGTGGGTGCCAGTAGAATCATCTGATGATGTGCCGGAAAACAAAACGTTTCCAGGAGATAAATTCTATCCAGCATACATGCGCATGAGATGTGTTTGCTTAAAAGGCAAAACGAAATTTTCTTGCACGATTTACAAAGACAGGCCCGCCGCTTGCCGGGAATTTGAACCAGGATCTCCTGAGTGCATTGATAAACGGCTTGAGATGTACGGGGAAGATGCCCCGCAGCCGCCCGCAGGGTCTCCCTAACCCCGCCTGTTCACCGTGCCGAAGGTCACGGTGGAACGGCAATGTTAGGCATAATCACAACTTTAGAAGGAGAGCAAGTTGTTTGATTTGAGGAACTGCGATTGCATGGATTTGATGCGCGAGTTTCCGGATAAGCATTTCGAGCTGGCGATTGTGGACCCGCCATATGGCTTAGGCAAAAGACTCTCTGATGGCGGCGGAAAGCTAAAGAATCGCCCATTTTGCACGCAATACAGAGAGTCAACGCAATGGGATGACGCACCATCGCCGGAGTATTTCGAGGAATTATTTAGAGTTTCTGAAAATCAAATAATCTGGGGAGGTAATTATTTCGGCTTGCCTGCAAGCCGCTGCATGATTTGCTGGGACAAGGAGCAGCCAATGCCGACGCTATCCGCTTGGGAGCTTGGGTGGACAAGTTTTGACAAGCCATCTAAGATGTTTCGAGCTTCATCGACTGATTTAGCGCGCTTCCACCCCACCCAAAAGCCCGTAGCCCTGTACCGCTGGCTCCTCCACAACTACGCCAAGCCCGGCGACAAGATCCTAGATACCCACCTAGGAAGCGGGTCAATCGCCATAGCGTGCCACGAGAAGGGTTTTGACCTCACCGGGAGCGAGCTGGACCCTGATTACTTCGCCGCGATGCAGGCGAGGCTCAAGCAGGCGATGGCCCAAACCTCCCTCTTCTGACTACCTTTCGCGCTCCGGGTCGCTCTACAGCGGCCACGCGCACGGAGATGTCCCCGGCCTCTACCGCAAGGCACGCCGGGGATAGCTCCGATTTCCCTTGCCTCTCGGGGCGGGGGAGTGTATTTTACCTCATGTGAGACAGACCCAGCCGCTCGACTTTGGTCGGGAGAGCGGAGAGCTGGAAGGACAACACGAAGAGCCTCCAAAGGTCTCTTTGTGGCCGGATTGCCGGGCAGGACAGTTGTCGTCCTGTGAACCAACTACAAAGCGACCCCTGGAGGTTTTCTTTTGCTCAAAATTTGCCAAACGTGCGGAGTTCACCGAGTCGCGGTGACTGCTCCCGACGACCCGACAGAACTAGAATGCCGCGCCAACCCTCCGACGATCCATGCATCCGGTGTAGGCGAATGGCCGCGAGTCTGCAAATCGGACTGGTGCGGAGCGTGGAGGGCGGAGAGGTGAGGATCCGAACCATCAAGCCTGAATTCTTCAAGCACGACAAGTTAGGAGAGCTTCCCGCCATTGCTCGCCTTCTGTTCATCTCCCTTTGGTGCCTAGCTGATCGCCGGGGGCGCATCGAAGACAGGCCGAAACGAATCAAGGTCGAGTGTCTTCCTTATGAGGATTGCGACATTGACTCGCTTTTGCAGGTACTCCACAACGCCGGATTCATTTGCAGATATGAGGCGGAATCGGTGCGCGTGATCGAAATAGAAGCATTTGAGAAACACCAGAGAATAACCGGGAAGGAAGCAGATACGGAATCCGAGCTACCGGGGAAACAACAGGGAAACAACGGGGAAGCACCCGGTACAGGTCCGGTTGCCCAGGAAAGGAAAGGAAAGGAAAGGAAAGGAATAGAGGAACGGAAAGTTTTTGATCCTTCCGCCTTCGATGCGTCGATTCCTCCGATCCTTGCCGAAAGCGCAACGTTCGTTGAAACCTGGCACAATTGGGTTTCCTCCCGGCATGAGAGAAAAAAGCCGATCTCAGAGCGAGCAGCAGGGCAACAACTCAAATCGCTCGAAGGCTTCGGAAGCCACGCGAACGCAATCGAATCGCTCAGGCAGTCCATCGCGAACGACTGGCAAGGACTGTTTCCTCCAAGGGAAACCCAGATCGGATGCTACCCACGCTTGGCGCAATCGCCGTCGATGACCTTCGACACCTCCGACATGACCCCTGAACTCCTCGAAGCCGCAAAGAAATTCTGATGGACATTCCTTCAAACCTCAATGCCGAAATGTCGATCCTTGGACGCATGATCCGATTCGGCGACCGCGCCCACGAGATTGCCGCCCAGCTTCGTGATGAGCATTTCCACAGCGCACGGCACAAGATCATTTTTGCCGAACTTTGCAAGATCGCGCAAACGTGCTCGCCTAACTTCCAGATCATTTCGAGCCGCCTGGAAAAGCAGATCGACGCAATCGGGCCGGGATACCTCGAAGAGCTTGCAGAATCAGTCATCTCGATGGTCGGAACCGAGGCGGAAACATCGCTCATCCTGGACGCCTACAAGCGCCGCCAAATGATCGCGCTTTCCCAATGGGCGCTTGCCGAAGCGCACGAATCGGAGGATACCGAAGCGATGCTCTCGGGTGCCGTCTCGAAGATCTCCGAAATCGTCAACGGTTCAGGCGGTTCGCGGTCCGGGTTCTCGCACGCCGCAAGCAACCTTGATTCCGTGCTTTCGGACGAACAGCCCAGGGAGACGCCTACAGGCCTCAAGTGGATGGACGACGTCTACACGCCCAGGCCGGGTAACTTCATCGTCCTAGCGGGGTTCTCAGGCGGCGGAAAGACAGCTTTGGCGGCTGGGATTGCAACGTCGATGGCGCGGGTCGGGAATGTCCTTCTCGCCTCGCTGGAAATGTCCAAGGATGAGATCCTGGAAAGGGCTATCCCGTGGGCCTCCGACATCGAGATCAAGCGGATTCGATCGCGGACATTGACACCAGAGGAAAAGGCCAGAGCACGCGAGGAAATCTTGCGGCGCGGCCTCTACATCACCGAGGCAGAAAGCGTTTACGAGGTCGAACAGGCGGCGCGGTCGCTCAAGGTGTCCAAGGGGCTTGACGCCGTCGCCCCATTCCGCGATGATGAACGCCTCGTGGTCCGTCTCGACGTTCTTGCCCCAGTGCCCGATGTAGATCTCGCGTCCGGTCCAGAGGATGATCCTCCGGTCATGCGGTGCCGTTTGGATCGGATGCCATTCTCCCATGCTTTGCCTTTCTGTGGTCATGCTGCTGCCTCCATTCCGTTGATGTCTGCTCCGTCGATGAATCTGAAGTGCTGGAATTCTGGATAAAGCTCG